AGTTTGCAATACCAGTAGCTGGAGAAGTAGTACCAGTTGCACCAACGTAACCATCATAAGTAGAAGTACCAGCTTTAGCAGTACCAGAAGCGGTAGTACCTACAGGGTGACGAAGGTCAAGCTCGATATACATTACACCAGCAGGAGATACTAAAGTACCTTTATTTTGAACGATAGCTTTACCATACTGTTGAGTTACAAGTCTAAATGGAACTTCACCACCAGCAGCTACAACAACGTTACCATCTGGGTCAGTAATAGCGTTACTAGTAACACAAATTAAAGAAGCTAAGAAAGATTCAGTATCAATGTTGTTACCATCTGGGCCAGTTAATACTTCAGCACCATTAGCAGCACCAGCACCACCTGAGAAACCAGAAAGACCAACGATAACGCTTCTTACAGTACCATCTTGTGCAGTAGGAAGAATGTTACCACCAGTAGTTGCACTAAAGGAACCATCATTAGTAAATACATATGCTTGAAGAGCAGACATATTAATACTCTTAATAGTAAGGGTACCTTTAGAGTTATCAAACATACCGTCATTATAGAAAATGTCGTATAAGTTTTTAGCTTGGAACTGAGTTAATGGAGTAGAAGCTTTAGTTACAGCAACTGGAAGTGCAGCAGCAGTACCAACACCATTGTGTAAACCATTTAAACCAGTGTGAGCAGAATAAGTTGTACCATAAGGTAAAGTTGCATAATCATTACCAGCAACACCATTACCGTCAACACGGCTAGAAGTTTGTGGTACGAAGTAGAACAATTTACCGATTGGCATGTTCATTGCTTGTACAGATACGATATCATTAGCAAGCAATTTAGAGAAAACACGTCTTACGATAGGAAACACTACAGTTTCAAAAGAACCAGAACTGGTTGCTGTAGTAGATTCAGTCAATAAGTTAGAAGCTTGATTTTCGTACAACTGTGCGATGTTTTCTTTAACGTGGCCTTTAAGACCTTCGAGGAAGCCTAAGCTATCCCATTTTTCTTGGGTTTCTTTACGGATTGCTTTCATATGGTTTAATCCGATATTTCCCACTTGTCCAGAAGTTAATAAATGTGACATAATTTTTTTTTATTGTTTTGTTATTTTGTTATTTTTTTTCGACTCTGTTAATCAAATCAAGGATTCTCTTTGTCGATGGGTCAACATAAGCAGTGTTTTCTGTTAATTGTTTTGACGTGCCTGTGGTAACCTCTTTTATTATTTTATTTTCGACAGACTCATTAATTGGTTTTCTATTATCCAATTCATTAAGTATTGCCTTATAAAGTTTTTTAGACTCTTTAAGATTTGTAACTTCGTTATCAAATCTTTTGATGATGTTTTCTTTTTCAGATTTAGTAGTAGAGTGTTCAGTAAATAATTTTGTTACATAAGTTAGATTACTATTAAACACAACTGTCTCAACTAGTTTTGTTCTAAATTCTTTAAGAGCTACTCTGAATTGTTCATTCTCAGCTTTTAATTTTCTAGACTCATCCAATAAAGCATTGTATTTCTTAGCAGTCTCAGTAACAATTTTTTTAGCGATTACAGATTCTTTTTGAAATTTAGCACCTTGTTTAGCTCCTGGTCCTTTAGTATCAGTTAAATCACCACCAGCTCTGTTTTGGGCAACTCTATTTGTAGAAATATATTCTTCAATAGTTTCCTCTTCTTCATCTTCCTCAGACTCTTCTTCTTCATCTTCATCTTCTTCTTCATCATCACCCATTTCAATTTCATACTCAGGTTCTTCTTCTACTTCAGTTTCATCTTCCATGTCTTCCATGTCTTCCATTTCAGAGTCATCTTCCATGTCTTCCATGTCTTCCATTTCAGAGTCATCTTCCATATCTTCCATGTCATCCATGTCATCCATGTCTTCCATTTCAGATTCATCATCAAGACCATCAATTTGTGATGTTTTAATAATGTATTCACCTGGTTCAGATACGCTAATGTGAATATCACCATCCACGATTTCAATTTCATCATCACCTGTTAATTTTTTGTAAACAGAGATAATGTCATCATCACTAGCTGAAGTTAAATCAATTTCATTTAATGAGTCATACTCATTCATTTCTTCTTCGTGAATTTCTTCACCTTCGTTTGACATTTCATCTTCTTCAGTAAGTTCTTCGGAATGCATAGATTCATCAATAACTTCTTCTTCGTACATCTCTTCTTCCATTTTTTTAGAGAGAGATTCTTTTACAACAGTGTCAATTTCTTCTTTAGCAACGCTACGAAGTATTTCTTTTGTGTTGTTGTTTAAAGCCTTTTCAATATTTTTAATATCTAATAACGCTTCTTCTAAGATTGATTTTTTTTCGCTCATTTTGTTTTTATATAAAAATTTTATATTCTTATTTGTTTATAAATATGTATGGTTTTTAAAAAGCACAAAAAAATAATAAAAAAAAAGTAAAATTAATTATGATAATAAGAAATTATCTAAATTATTTTTAATATTTTCGTTTATTATATTATTTTTTTGTTTAAAGTTTTCTACAAATGGTTGTGCTTCTTCTATGTTATTAAACATCCATGCATCTGGTGTTGATGGTGCTGTTACAACGTCCCAACAAATTATTTCAAAATCATCTTGTACAATTTGTTCACCGTTTTTACCTTCTTTTAAGCTACCAACACCTCTTGATGAAACACCTATTTTAATTCTATTTCTTAATAAGTTTGCAACTTCATCACCTTTTGTTGATACTATACCATAATTAATGAAACCTGGTGTCATTAATATTTCCATTTTACCCATAAGGGTTTTACCTTCCCACCATGTTTCTAATATGTTATGAGATATTCTATCAGCAGCTATTATTGAAGTATCTGGATGGTCCAATTCACCTACAGCACTTCTTTCCTTTATCATTTTTTGATAAAGTTCATTTTGTTTTCTTAAAACTTCTTCAGGATAAATTCTACCGTTTCTGTTTAATACACCATATTTTTGCAATATAACGTAAACAACAAGTGGGTCTTCAATTATTAGTTTACCAGTTTCTAATTTTTTTATTTCATTTATAAACGGTAAATTTCTTGGTTCATTAGGACTAATGTAACCAGCATCATATTCAATTAATATACCCCTACCACTTTGTCCTCTTTTAAGTATTTTTAATTCGTTATCCATTTATTCACGTGATTATTCTAATTAATAAATATATCACATGAATAAAAAGAATATTTTATTTTTTAGTTTTACTAAAAAGCAAATGTTTGTTGTTATTAAATACTTCGCCAATAATGATATTGGTAATCATTGTAAGTTCATCAATTGTTGATTCTTTATTTATTGGTAAATCGATATTTGAAAATAGAGTTATTTCACAAGACATAAAACTTTTTTTACCAAATTTTATACCAGATTCTCTAATATCTAAATCTATAATTGTTCTATCTTTAATAAAGAAATTTTTTTTATTATAAGCTAAATAATTATATATTTTTTGTTTTATTTCTTTATTTAACTCTCTTAAATGTCTTTGATATTGAGTATCATTTTCATCAGTTGGTGTTGCCCATGATGAGATATTAATATAGAGTGATTTTGGGTTATTGTTATCAACACAACCAAAAAAAACTTTATGGTTTAAGTTGTTAGTTAATTTAATTTTTTTACCTTTTTTCTTTGTTGTCGTATTCATGTATATTACCTGGTTTTTTATATACAAGTAATATACTAAATAATTTAAATTAGTCAAATTTAGAATTTACCCCAAACAGCGATAAAGATACCCATCATTGTTTGTATAAAAGCTAATATAGCAATAGCTGCGACCCATTTATTTTTCTGTGCATATATTTCATCTTTAGCAGATTTCATTTGTGATGGAGACCAAACATCATTAACTTTTTCAACCCATTTTACGTGTTCATCTACTTTGGATTCAATATTTTTTAAATCACTAAGTTTTTGTGTTAATTGAGAAAAACGAGTATCAATATCTGACCTCATTCGTTCATGATTTTCATTTAATCTTTCTAACTCTTTTAACACTAATCTACTATATTCTGCCCATGTATCTTTTTCGTCTGACATAATTAACCTAATTTTGTTTTATTAAGAATGTTTTTTATTTTATTATGCAGTTTTTCGTAACAAGATAATTTATTTTTTTGTGTTTGGTCAGTTTTTAATTCGTTTTCAAATTGCAATATATTTTCTTTTATTTCTTTAATACTGTTGTAATATACATCGCTTTCATCAAACCCACACATTTTTTCAGTTAACTCTTTTAGTTTTATTAAATTATCAGATTGCATAATTAATTATGTTATATAATATTGTTATTTAAGGGTATTTCTTAAATTAATGAGTTTAGTTATTTCTTTTGAATAAGATTCATTAGTTATTGTCTTTTCATTTAATAACTTATCTTTAACTTTAAGTAGTTTATCTTTTAACTCAATATCACTATCAACAAACTTTGCATCAATAAGAGTTATACACTCACGAATTAAATTGTTGTGTAACTCTTTTTTTTCTTCTTCGGTTGATTCTAATAAAGTTTTTAATACTTGTCTTTCAGATTCATCTAAATCTGAATATCGTTCATTAAATTTATCAACAAATAAAGATGTAACTATGCTATTAGGCAAACCAAAGTTTTCATTTATTTCTTTTGGTTTATTATTAACAATATAATCAGCTACTTTATTTTTAATTTCTATAATTTCATCTATTGTATTAAAGTTTTTTTCAGTAAAAATTAATTTTGAAATGTTATTATGTAAATCTAGTTTATCATATGTAATATCATGTTCAAAAATAATATCTTTAACTAATTTATTATTAGCTTCAAAAATTTCTTTTTTATTATGATTAGATATTAATGATAATGTCTCATTAATAAATTCCATAGCTTTAACCCTATCAGGTTCAACTTTACTTTCAATACTTGTATAGATTAAAAATTGTTTTTTTAAAACTTCATTAGATTTAAGATGTTTTAAATAAGAACCGAATAAACCTTTACCAGATTTATTTTCTTTTACAATACCTTCAGTTAATGCGTTATTATAAACTTCTTTTATCTTACCAAAATTTTTAATGTTATCATTAATATTCATAATAGTTTTTTAATTAATAAATATCATATGTTTTAATAAAAAAACATTATTCATCTAACATTTTATCAATTTCATTTATTATCTGATTGATATCGTTATTTATCTTGACATTTTTATCAATAATTTTAATATTATCCATTTTTTTATTTACGTCCAGACCATCAACAGATTCAATAAGGTCAACAAACCTATTTTTATATTTATTGGTTCTATTAACTAATTTATTAGTCAATAATTTTTTTTCCTCTGTTATTAATTTTAACCCTTCTGTTAATGTTTCACTAGCCTCACCACCTGCTGGCGCTTCTGGTGCAGCAGCTTCACCACCTTCTGGTGTCTCACCACCTGTCTCACCACCTAATTCTGGTGTTTCGCCACCTTCTGGCGTTTCTGGTGTTGTACCACCTAATCCACCACCTAGACCTCCACCGCCTCCGCCACCAAATGATGGTGTTGCAGTTTCAGTGCTAGCAGCAGCTTCACCACCGCCTTTTAAAGCAGCTTCATAATCACCATATATTTTATCAACATCATCAAACATACCAGTATGCTTAATAACATTAGCTGTATTAGCTATTTCACCAGATGCGGCTTTTTCCATTCTTTGTTCTAATAAATCTTTTTTAATTTCATCATTAGACCAACCTAAAATTTCTCTATGCGCCCTTGTCCAAGACATAGTACCAAAACCATTACCAATATCTGAAACAGCGTCTTTAAGTAATGTTATTTTTTGTTGTAGATGTTCAATTTTAAGCATTTCAGCTTGTGTTGATGGATTGTTTAATGTTAATGAAAAATTATCCAAATCATCTTCAAAACCTAATAAATATAAATGTATAATAGCAATCTTATTAAGTTCTTGTAACATTGATTGTTGTACTCTATTTACAGTTCTTGAAAAACGTATATCTTGTAATGCTAAATTTTTACCTTCACCAGATGTTTCATCAAAACCTAAAAATGGTTTAGGTATTCTTAACGCAGTAAATAAATTATTTCTAAGGTATTCTATATCTGCTATTTGGTCCAAATTAGACGCACCTGGTAAAGTATCTATAGGATTTGGTGCATCTTCTGAACGAACTGGAATAAAGAAATCTTGGTCGTTTGATAATTGATTAAATCTTAAATCCATTTGACCAGTTTGAGAATCAATTATTGGTGTTCTTTTAAATCTATCAGCAATTTCATTAACATAAGCTGGTACATCAGCATCATCAATATTACCAACATAAATTTTATAAACTCTTCTTTCTGGTGCTCTAGTCACACGATATACTAACATTGAATCTTCAGCTAAAATAAGCTGTTTCCATATACGTCTAGCCTTTTCTAAAATAGATGTTCCGTAAGGTAATCTTCTATCATCACCTAATAATCTAAAGTGAGCCATTTGCCATGAATTAAATTCAACATCACGACCTCTCCAATAAAATTTAACTTTGTCTGAATTTGGAACATTATTATTAACACTATGACTTCCAGAAATCATATCAAATAATCCGCTTTCTCTTCTCTCCATTTCATAATTAGGCATTTGTTTAGCGCCAATTATACCATGTTTATCATTAACATTAAGAAAAACGAAATTATCACCATATTTACAATTTGACAAAAACACACCAGAAGTTCTTGAATATGAACTATTTGAATCAAACCCACAGACTGGAAAATTGTGTCTATCATGTTCACCATTTGGCCCGACAGCTTCTAAACAATAAACATCAGCTGTTTCATTTAATTTAATAACAGAAATTACTTTATGATTAATAACTTTAGTTTTTGTTTTACCCTCAAAAATAGCTTTGCATTTTAAATATTCTTTATCTAAAATTATTTCTGGTTTAATACTAAAAACAAATTCAAAATAATTTTTATTTGTTTTTCTAAAAATTAATTTATTTAAAGTTGTCGTGTTAATTGATTTAGTTATATCTTTTCTAAGTGTGTAGGTCTCTTTTAATAAATTGATAAATTCTTGGTCTGTTTTTAATAATTTAGCTAATTTATTAATACCTATATAATTTTGGTTATTTATAATAATATTAGAAATATAATTTAAACACGCATGACTAATTTCAATAGTCATACCTTTTTTAGTTTTTTTAATAAAATCTTTGTTTGACCAATTAACTAACATTTTATTTGAGCGTATTTCATTATGTTCTGTGTGTAAATCACTATTATTATACAACTCAAAAAATTTTGGGTAAACACCAGACATTTCTTCAGATAAACGTTTTTTTCTCTTATCTGACCTTAAATATTTATCAATACCTTCTAATCTTTTCTTTATAACTTCTGGTTTTTTACGATACTCGTTTAAATTTTTAGATAATTTTTCATGCAAATTAGAATGTTCATTAAAACTCATTCTTTTTAAATTATTTGGGTTATTATCTCTTTTTTTAAAATTAATATGGTGTGTTAACCATTTTTCACCGCTAATTTTTTCTTTTTCAGAATCAATTAGACAATTTTTAGCGATTATTCTATGAGTATATTCATATTTATCACTACTAGGGTTATAAATTTTTTCATAACCATTTAATTTACCATAGTTTTCTACACTAGTTTTTGTGTAAAACGGCATTAAAGACTGACCTTCAGTTAATTCATCAGCTCGTTTAAAAGAACCGTCTCTAAGCATATATTCATGGTCTGGTGTTGTATCAATATAAGTACCATCATCTAATGTTACCCTATATAATTCACTATTTCGTCTGGTTAAATCACACCAAACTATTTTACTTGGAACAATAGCCTTAGTAACATCTTGAATAGCATATGACCAAACTTCTTCACCATTTTTAACTCTATTAGATAATTCTTTAATTGTTATTTCTGTACCATCTAATAATGGGATAATACTATTTTCTCTAATAGGTGTATTTCTTGTCCACATAGGTAATGATGTATGTATATCTAATCTATTAAAAAATAAATCTTGTAATATTGTTTTAACACGATTACTTTCAGAATAAACATTTAATACTTTTCCTTTATCATTAACTGTTGTTGCTTCTTCCATAATAATATCAAGAGCAGCAGCAATGATTGGATAAAATTCCATAGCTTCAAAATCAGCATAAGAACCTATACGAGTTGTTTCATAATTAATTGATTGTTGATAAAGTCCGTTTTCGACTTTTTTCCACATTTGAGACAAATATTTATTTTGTTGTGCTTGTAATTTCGCCAACTCATATTCTCTCTTATCTGTGGTTTTTAATAATTCTTTACCTATATTAAATCTTTGTGGTTGATTATATACATTCTTTAATTTAGCAGAATCTGGGCCAATTACTTGACCTAATCTTTGAAATATTGTTAATTTTTTATCAGACATTTTAATTTTATTTATTATAATAAATATACTAATAATTAAATTAAAGTAAATTATCTAAACAACCATGAATAATCACCATGTGGGTCTTGAATCCCTCTAGAATTATATGGGTTAAATTTTGGTCTAGGGTGACTTGTTTTAACACCATTTTGATTACTTACAAAACCATTTCTATTATCAGTTGTATTTGTGTTATTAGATGACCCACCAAGCCAAGCACTTAACATCGCTTTATTTTGTTTTTCCAATCTTTCAAGATTTTTAAATGAATGTTCAGCAACCCATAATGCCATTGCAAGAGCCATTATACAATCATCATTATAACCATCCATATGGTCAGGTCTACCGTTTTTATATATAAATGTTTTAAGTTCTGATAATAACCTTGTTGACCTTATTTTAACAGCATTTGTTCTTATTTTATATTCTAAATTTGAAATCATTGGTAATCTAACAGACGTTGCATGAAAACCTGGTATCTTATTATCTTTTGAAAAATTCGCAACTTCTCTTTGTCTAGAAGATAATATTTTACCATTTTGCGTATCATAGTGTAAATGTTTGTACCCAAATTCTAATAATTTAAGTACTGTTGAAACACCCATACCACCAGTTATATCTACAACAGTATATGCTTTATATTTTTCACCATATTCCTCTATTATTTGAGCCAATAAATCTGGTTGTATTTTACCTTGATACTCCATTACTTGTTCCATTGTGGTAAAATCAATAATAACAATTGTTGATGAATCTTCTCCATCTCCACGACTAACATCGGACGACAAAATGTACTGATGACCTTCTTTTGGTTCTTCCCAAATCCAAATATTTTTTTCGGCACCTAAAGTCCATTTAGGGTCTTGCATATTATTTTTATATTGTGCTTCAATATATTGCTCTTCAATAACATTACCACCAGAACCTATAAATGATACATCTAATTCTTGAGCAATCATTCTAGCGTCATTATTCATCGCTAGACACATTTCTTCATACCATGGTGAAGTAGGTTTCCAACCTTCACTTATTCTTTTATTATATGATTCAAAAGTAAATTCAACTTCTTTTTCAATTAATTCATCTTTAAACCATCTTAATTCTCTATTATATCTTAAATCTTCATACCATTTCATTTCAATGATATTAAAATTATTTTTCTTTTGTTTTGCTAAATCATATGTTTTATAATATAATTCATCAAGTCCTTTTGGTGTTGATATAAGAATTGCTTTACCACCGCTACCAAGGGCCGTAAGAGCCGCACCAAAGACTTCTGCACCATTATCTATATACGCAGCTTCATCCATTACAAGATACGTTGGTGTAAAGCCTCTTAATGCGTCTTTTGATGTTGCTACTGCTTTTATACGACTACCATTTGGTAATTTTATTTCTTTTTTAGAATCAGTTAAAAAAATTGTTTTTTCTTCATTCTTTTTATTACCATAATATTCTGAACCCCAAACCCATCTTGGTAATTGATTAACAAAATCTTTAATTTTAGCTAAAAATTCAAACGCTAATTCTTGTTTATTGGCAATGATTAGAATATTTTCAGGGTTTTCTTCATCTGCAAAACCTGCTTTTATTGATAGATAAGCAGCTGTTGTTGTTGACACCCCAGCTTGTCTTGGCTTTGTAACTAAATTATGTCTATGGTTTTCATAAGCATATATTATTTCCTTTTGTCTTGGAAACAATTTAAATGGTACATATCCTTCTTGAGTCTTATCAAAAGTTTCCAAATAAGTTTCAATAGCATATGTAGGATTAGTTAAACATAAAGCATATTCCTTTAATATTTCTTGTACTGTTAACATGTTTATATAATTAAAATGTTGGGTAAGCAGTTAATTCATATCTACCGCTAGGCATTCTATAAATAGAAATAGCTATATTTCTGTTAAGTTCTTTACCTCTTTTATTCAATATTGGTTCACCATCTTTTAATAAAGATATTGTCGCACTTTTAGTTGTTTCATATGGAATACCACCAGTGCCAAAATGAGTAAACAATTCATCTTCATTTAATTCATAACCAAGTGCATTAGCCATATCTCTAACCGAATCTAATGCTTCAGACAATGTTTCATAATAATCATTATTACGTGTGTCAATTTTATTAAAGTTTTTCTTAAAACTTTCTATAATAATTCTTTCTTTTTCAGCTAAAATAGCCTTTCTTTCTGTTTCTGTTAATATTAGTTTTTTCATAAAAATTAATTATTTAAAAATAATTCTTCATAAGAATAACCTAAAGATGAACTATTATTTTTGTTAGCTTCATTCATAGCTTCATTAAAATCATCTTCTTGTAATTCTGTTTTTATTTTTTTAGATAACTCTTCAATTATCTTTTTACCTTTTTTTGTATGTGCCATTATTTCACGCATATTAGAATTAAATTCTTCTGTTGGCATACAAACCAAATCAGTATATATTTGGTGTTTTAAATTAAAATCTTCTGGTTTAATAAGT